CTGGTGATAACACATGGACAGTAGTTTCATCGCAATCTGATACTTGGACAAGGCAATAATGGCTAAACAACGAATAATATTTGGTGAATGGCTACCAGATCAGCCTGGAGTTACAGGTGCTTTAACAGGTGCAGTTAACTGTTATCCAGTTACTAACGGATATGCTCCAATTCTTGATGAAGTTGAGTATTCTGATGATGCTAACGCTGATTTATTGACTTGTTTTGCAGGTAAAACAGCAGGAACGGTATCATTATTTGGTGCTTCAGCTAGTAATCTGTACAAGTTTACGCCTGGTACTCGTGCAATGGCTCCATTAACCACTACTGGATATACCAATATTGAGTATTGGGATGCAGTTCAGTATGGCGAGAAGATGATTATGGCTAACGGTGATAGCAAATTGCAGTCATTCACGCTAAATTCATCAACTTATGCAGGAGATTTGGCTGCTGCTGCTCCTACTGCTAAGTATGTAACGGTAGTTAAGGACTTTGTAGTCGCTGCTAACGTGGTTGGAGAAGAAAACAAGGTTTATTGGTCTGATATTAACGATGAAACAGACTGGACTCCTGGTCTTGCTAGTCAATCTGACTCTCAGGTAATGCCTGACGGTGGTGACATCACAGGTTTAGCGGGTGGTGAGTTCGGATTAGTGTTCTTAGAACGTGCTATCTACCGTATGTCTTATGCAGGTAGTCCGTATTTCTTCCAGTTTGACGCTATTAATCGTACTTTAGGTTGTATTTCTGCCGGATCAATCATTAACTTTGCAGGATTAACATATTTCCTAGCGGATGATGGTTTTTACGTGTGCGATGGTCAGACAACCAAAGGAATCGGTACAGAAAAGATTGATCGCTGGTTCTTTGATAACGCAAACTTGACAGCCGTTAAGCTAGGTATGTCATCTGCGGTAGATACAGAGAAAAGACTGATAGTTTGGCTATTCCCTGCACAGAACGGTGACAATTTACTGCTGATTTACAACATTGCATTAAACAAATGGTCATATGCAGAGACTACTGCTGACAGTGTTTCGTTTGCTCTAACGCCATCGGTAACACTAGAAGGATTGGACGTATTTAGCGCAAGCATAGACTCGCTAGGCATCTCTTTGGATGATCGTCAGTGGGTTGGCGGTCTATTGTTATTGTCTGCAACGAGAGGCCCTAATATCGTAACCTTTAGCGGTCAGTACAAACAGGCTGCATTTACGTCAGGTGACATAGATGTAGGTCATTCAGTCATTACTTTGGGTAGACCTATTGTAGACGCTGGTAGCGGCTCTGTAGCGGTCGCAAGTCGTGAGCTGTTAAATGATGCCATTACGTTCGGAGATGCGTCTGTAGCCGATTCTGAGGGTCGCTGTGGGCTACGTTCGGCAGGTAGGTATCACAGGGTTAAAACTAGTCCTAGTGGCAACTGGAAAACGGCTGTAGCGGTTGAGATTGATATAGCAGGTCAGGGTACTCGATGACGAGAACAGTCCAGTTTCAGACGTTACCGCCTTTTGGTGGAGATCAGCGACAGGTTGCTGAGGTCGTTCGTGGGATTATGGACGGCAAGACGAATAATACTGGCAAAGTAACTTTAGCCACAGGCAATGCGACTACAACGACTATATACGACAGCCGTATAGGCAACGAGAGCTTAATATTCTTGGTTCCTATAAGTAATGCTGCTGAGGCTGATGCGGCTCCTTATGGTGCGTTTCAGGATACTACAGATCAGACTGCTGCTAATACGACTACTGCTTACGCAATAACATTAAACACCACTGACTATTCTAACGGTGTGTATCTATCGAATAGCTCAAGGCTAAACGTCAGAAATTATGGCGTATATAACATTCAGTTTTCTATTCAGTTTAAGAATAACCATAACGATTCTGAAGAAGTAGATGTATGGTTTAGAAAAAATGGAACAGATATAGCTGGATCAAATAGTCGTTTTGGATTAATGACTCGTAAAAGTGCTGGCGATCCTAGTCACATAATTGCAGCAATTAATTTCTTTTTAGAATTGCAAGCCAATGATTATGTTGAGATAATGTGGCGTGTTTCTAATACTAGTATATCTATTGAGCATTATGGTACTGGCACAAGTCCTACAAGACCATCCGTACCTAGCGTTATAGCGACAATGCAATATATAGCTCCATCAGCTACAAGTAACATATACGTTTCTTCACAAACTCAAGGGAGTGCTACTTTGACGCATTGGTCTAATAACACAGCAGATAAGACATACGGCTACATTGTGGTGGGCTAATGGAATTTAGGCATATACCAGTAGCAGATATTCGGAAATGGTGGGCATCAATTAAGGCTCCACTAGATCAGATTAAAGGGCATAGTCCAGAGGATTGGATAGTAGAAGATGTCTATGCAGATTTAATGTCTAATAGGTCGCTTCTATGGGTAGCTTTAAAGAATCAGAGGTTCGCAGGATTCTTTATATTGCAGCCTCAAGGCTTACATCTGCACGTTTGGGCAGGATGGACGTTAGAAAATGATTATCAAATAGTACAAGATGCGTTAAAATACATAAAAGGCGTAGCAAGTCAAGCTAATGCAAAATATGTAACTTTCTCTAGCCATCGTAAAGGTTGGCAACGTAAGGCAGAAAAGCTCGGCTTTAAGCCTAAACAATGGATTTGTGAGGTGTAATATGGGCGGTGGTGGCGGAGGAAGTACAACTCAAACAGGCATTGATCCAGCAATCAAGCCGTATGTTGAATTTGGTCTTGAGGAAGCTAAAAAGCAATACCAAGCACCTGGAGCGCAATTCTTCCCTGGTCAGACTTATGTCTCTCCTAGTGAGGCTACTCAGACTGCATTACAGGCTGCTCAACAACGAGCTATGTCAGGCTCTCCAATTCAGCAAGCAGCGCAGCAAGAGTATCTATCCACAGTTGAGGGTCGAGGTGTTAATCCATTCCTAGAGGGTGCGTTAGCTGGAACTACTCGTCAGGCTACAGAGGCTTATACTCGTGGCGTACAGGGTTTGCAGTCTAAGGCTTCATCAATGGGTCGTTATGGCTCTAATGCAATGGGTCAGCAGGTAGGTCAGGCTCAAGACATATTCGGTCGTAATCTAGCGGAAAGCGCAGGTCAGTTAGCTTATCAATCTGCTGAGGCAGAACGTGGCAGACAAATGCAAGCTGTTGCTAATGCTCCTGCTTATGCACAAGCTGATTATCAAGATATTCAAAGATTACTAACAGCAGGTCAAGGTCAAGAGTCGTATGAGCAGAAAGCTCTACAAGACGCTATTAATCGTTATAACTACGAACAGACACTGCCACAGCAGAAGCTACAACAATTCACGAATCTATTCACTAGTGTTCCTTCTGGTGGTACTAGTACGACTACGCAATCAGGCGGTAAGTAATATGTATGGAGAAACTTGAAAAAGACGCTTTGTTGATGATTTATGATTCTATAAAGCACAGAGTTAATTTCGGGTTTGATGTTTATGAAAATGCTGTAAAAGATTGGAATATATTGCCGTTATTTGAGAATAGTAAGGTTATAGGTGGAGTTTTAATAAAAGGTAATGAGATACACGTTGGATATGGAATTAAGCCTAAAAGCACTATTATTTCTCATATAAAAACTACCTTAAACAAAGCTATTGATGAATACGGATATGTTGTAACGTCAGTAATGATTGGAAATGACGCAGGATTAAAGTTTTGTAAGAGACTTGGATTTTATAAAACTGGCGAAGAAAACGGAACAATTAAGCTAAAATGTGACAGGAGTAACTACAAATGAGAATTCCTAATAAATTTAACGGATATAGCGCAGATAACAGGCGTTTATATAACGATCCTATTACTATGGCTATGGTTGGTGCTGCGGCTGGTGCTGCATTGAAGCCTAATGATCCATTAAGAGGAGCAATGTTAGGTGCTACTGTTGGATTTACAGGTGGTACTGCATTAGGTGTGGGTGCTGCCGGAACTGCCGCAGGGACTGTTGGGACAGCTGCTGGGACAACTGCTGGTACGGTTGGCTCTGCTGCTGGAACTAGTGCAATGGCTGTTCAACCTGCTTTATCTTATGCTGGTGGAAATATAGCTAATGCTGCAAATATGGCTAACACAGCTAATGCTACTAATTTAGCCGCAATGAATTCTGCTGGAATGAGCTTTGCTGGTATGCCTTCTAATGTTGTAAATGCTTCTAATACTGCTAATACTGCTAATGTTGCTAACTCAGTAAATGCAGCAAACACATCTAACGCAGGATTAAGTTTTGCAGGGATGTCACCTAATGCTGTTAATACAGCTCCATCATTTATGGATAAATTAGGTATGGCAGGTAAATCTGCTTATGCACATCCTGGTGAATCATTAGCAGCATTAAACGCAACTCAAGGTTTATTATCTCCAGAACAAATAGCATCTGCTCCTGCTGTGCCAATTGCAGCTAGAGGTCAATTAAGACCTTTTGATCCTGTCGCATTGATGGATCCATACAAACCATCAGTTATTGGTAACTCGCAATTTTCACTAATTTAGGTGATATATGGCAATTGAAGATTTAACACCGTTCGGAACTTTGCCTAAAGCATATCAAGGCTTATTAGGTGCTGACGAAACTGCTGCGCTACAAAAAAGAGCGCAAATACAGGGCTTATTGGGTGCTGGTCTTGCATTGGCTAAAGGCATGAGTGCGTATGGCCCTCCACGTTCAGCATTGCAAAACATTATCGGTGCAGTAGCGGGTGGATTTGAGAGTGCTGGCGGTGCTTATGAAGGCGGCATTAGACAAATTGGTACAGCTCAACAAATGCAGCAATTAAAGCTACAAAGAGATCAAGCTGCTGCTCAAGCCGATGCGGTAAGGCAATTATTGCAAGACCCTACTATTGCTAATGATCCTGCTGCTGTAGCTTATATTCGTGCTAATCCAGTTGAAGCTGTAAAAGAAATATCGCAGCGTAGAATGAGAGAAGGCGAGTTAGCAAAAATACGTGCAGCTCGTACTGGCGGTGTTACTCCAGCAGGTTCAATGACTGCTGAAATAGATGCTCAAATACAATCTTTAAGAGATAACGCATCAATAGCTGCATCGCAAGGTAAGTCAGACCAAGCTAGTCAGTTTATAACTGCTGCTAATAACCTAACTAAAGAAAAGCAGAATATTGCTGCTGCTAACTTTGACTTTGCAGGTCTTAAAGAGTCTGTTCCAGAAAGCCTAAGAGGTAATGTTGACTTCTTAGCTAAACAAGCTAGAGACGGTGTTATTGGTGGTGATAAGGTATTTGAAGGAATACAAAGCATACAAACAGCAGCTAGAGAATCAGCTAAAGGTAATTTACTTGGTAATGAAAAAGCAAGAGACTACGCTTTAACTCAATTTAATACTGCTGACATAACAAAACTAACTCAGCCACAACGAGATAATGCTTTACGTTATGCCGAAGCTCCTAGCGATGCAGAAAGAGCAAAACTGTTTAATGAGGGAGTTAAGCTGAAGTTTGAAACTGGTCAGGGCGGCTCTTTGCCTGTTGGTAGAACATCTTTATTAGGTGTTAATCAGCCTCCACCTGTAAATCAAACTGCTCCTGCGCAAGTAAATGCTAATGTTCCTGTTGCTGCTGCGACACCTGCTGCTGCGCCTAGAGCTGTTACGCAACCAGTAACTACAACTCCACAGGCTAGAGTAACTCCAACAACTACTAAAGAGGTTATCCCTTTAATTGAAAAGCCGGATAGTGTTGTACCAGTACAGCAAAAACAAAAACTAATTCAATCTCAGCCAGCAACTATTTCTTTAGCTAATTATTCTCT